ACTTGAAGGCTTCTTGCCCCTCATACAGAATCTGCGTGTTCTGTACCTCAAACCCAGCCAGTCCCAGCCTGTCGATCTCACCCACCAACAGGGAGTGAACAGAGTCGTCCATGCTGACCTGGAACTCTCGAAAGCAAGCAGTCTTGATGCCTTTGGTCTGCGCGTCCATCAGACAAAGGTCTGCAATGGACATGGACTTCCCTGATCCCCTACCACCAATAGCAACCTTGAACCGCTTGGGGGTAGTGATAAACGGCTTGAGCTTCTCAGGCAGTTGGAGTCTTGGCATTCACTATTTCAACCGTCCACTTGTTCTCGATAGGCCCACCATCAGCGCCAGTAGACTCTACCCTGTCGTGGTAGCCGTGCTTACCCAGTACCAGCTTGGCAATGCTCGCGTTGAAGTCGCCACTCAGACCCTTGGCGATCAGGATGTTATGCTGCTTTGCGGTGCATTTAGCCAATATATCCGAAAACGGTTCCTTCCCTTCCTCGCCTGCCCACTTGTAAAGCGTTGATTTCGTTATAGAAAGCGCCTCACAAAGCCCCAGGTGTGACGGGATAGAATGACTGTAGATTGTGTCATAGTCACCCTCTACATATTCCCGTGCTTTTTGCACTAAGGCATCGGAGTAAATTGTTGGTCTGCCGACCATCAGGAATAAGTCCGCTTTGATTTGGGCTTCTTGGCTTTTTCAGCAACACTCAGAGCAATCGCAATCGCCTGCTTCTGTGGCTTGCCAGCCTTCATCTCAGTTGAGATGTTTTTGCTGATAGTCTTTTTTGAATAGCCTTTCTTGATTGGCATATACCCTCCTGTTTGAACCATTGTAAGCGCTGCTCGGTACTTGTGCCACTGCCCACAAAGCGACTACCTGAATTATTTTCTGCATTCTGTAAATTAATTGTTGCATTACGGTATTGCGTGAATTACATTACACACATGCCGGCAACCGCTGGCGACAACCGTGAGAAAAAGAATGAAAACTGTAACAACCAAAGCAAAAGCATTTGGCAAACTGGCAAAGGTAAGCGCCACCGTCGATGCAGACGGCACCGTCCGGGTGTGGGACGACATTGCTGGATACTACACCACCTGCCACGGCTTAAGTGCTGCTGCCCAGCAGCGCATACGCCGGCTTGCCGCCTAACCCCACCGGCCAAGGATGGCTATACAGGAGCAAACAACATGACAAAACGTAAACCCGGCAGACCGAAATCAACCAATCCGCGCCAGAACGTGCGGATACGTCTGCCACAGCCTACGCTGGACAAAATAGACGCCCTAGTGGGGTCTCAGTACACAGACCGTACAGCAGTGATTGAGGCAGCGGTAATCGATTTTCTGGAGCCGAAGGAATAAAAACTAGCGAGCACAGGCTGCGATCAAGGCAGCCAACTGATCTGGGGTAACGGATTGCCCCCTCGGCAGCTCGATCCTGGAGTACACGGCCGTGGATTTAGTCCACACGGGCCTGATCTCCACATTGGCACAGAGCACCCCGTTGTCGGTCTCGTCGATCCCTATGCTCTCCATGCTCATACCCTTACACCCTGCCAAAACGATCACAGACGCGATTATGGCGATTTTCATGGTTTAGCCCTCCTGTGGTATGCAACCAGTTTTGAGTAGCCCCTGACGCCCATATAACACCACCAGCGCCTCGCAAACCCCACCCCGTTCTCTTTCAGCCTTTCTCGGAAGAATTGATCAGACTGAGCGCGAACAGACCAAGGAAGCAAGCCCTGATCTGTCATGATGCACAGAGCATCGTGAACAGCGGAAGCGATCACCATAGCCGGCGTATCTACCGCTGGCCCTGAGCCAAAATCCCATTCAAAGCCATGCCCAAGCAGAATGGAGCCATCCTCGTATAGCTGGCAGGGTGGCTGTGGTAGCGTGACGTCATAGCCTTTGATTGGCGTTGCAAACAGCAGAGGCGACAACAGCCGGCCACGTTTTCCGCCGTCGATTAAGTCATAGTGAATGCCTGTCATTACTAATTTACCAGTGGATTAGTAGGGATTAGTTCGCAAGCGGTCTGCCAGTGTTCAGGCCAGGTATCCGCTTTCGGTTTACCCGGACGCCATAGCTCCAAGTAATACTGCCAAGCCTTGTCGGGATCAGTCGGGATAGGGTCAGCATGGGTGAACAGTAGCAGCCTTGCACAGACCGCACCGAGTATGTCGTTATGTTCAATGGCAGCGTGTATGTCATCAACAACAGGCCGGCAACCGAGAAAGGTCGCAATGTCGGCAAGTCGGCCTGATGTCTTGGCTTTATCGACCTTTACCAGTAGCCCCTCTACGCCTATGCGCTCGAACTGCCAGAATGACCTTGCTGGCCCCTGTCCCATTTGTCTACGGGCCTTAAATCGGCTCTCCTGAAGTCCTATGGCTATCATGAGCCTACGGGCAGCAGGAGTGTCGTATTCAGGGGGCAGCAGGGAGAATGTGGCTGGAAATATCCATTGATTGATGAATTCGGGGGTCATTTGTCCGCACTCCGCAGTGCAGCGGCCTTGTCTAAAGCCTTACCCGCAAGCTGGCCCCAATCTGTACGCATAGCGAAATCAAGTAGGGAGTAGCCGATTAAACCGAGAGCAGAACCAACAGCTCTGGCGGTCTCAACAGTGTCAGGCCATCCCATGTAAGCAATAAGCCATTCCCCGCCCCACCAGCCTATAAAGAAGCCAGCCGCTAGGTTAGCCTGCCAGCGTAAAGCCTTTCTCCACCAGACGGACAGGATAGAGCCTACGATAGCGCCAATGGCGGTCTGAGATGGGAAATCAAGCATTTGCTTTCCTTTGCGAGTTTCCGTGATCAGAATCGCGGCTAGAGCGGCTATTGACAAAAGCATTATTGCGTCCACCTAGCCACTCCAAAAACGCGCCAATCGCCAAAAACGCCAGTTCCATCGCGTTAAAGCCTGCCTGTATCCAGTCGTACACTTCTGGCGTACCTGGCTGCGCGTAATCCGCGATTGCGTGAATTATCTGCAACATCGCCACCACGCCGAGAAAATCGGCCCACCACGCATGTGGATACAGCTTCCGCGCCAGAGCAATAACAGCCAATGAGGTCAACGACTGATACACATGATAGTGGTCGTCCCACCAATCACCAACCATCGTCGGCGCAGTGAATAACGCCAGCCAGCCAGCAAACAGACAAAGGTATCTGAGTTGCCGTGTCATTTGCCGCGCCCCTTGCCTTTACCTTTCTTCGGTTTGCCGCGCCCTGAACTCATGTTGGCTCCATTTTCTCGGTTTGAGTGGTTATGCACAATGCTGGCATATTGACATCAGGCCATAACTATAGGCCGGGTTACTTCAATTCTACAGCCTGTCATCAGGTAATGCCTAGTCTGGCTTCCTGTTCTTTGATCTGCCGCTTGAGCTCGTCGGACAGTTCCTGCACTTCTTGCCTGCTGTACTTCTTCGGTTGCTTTGCCAGCACCTCCAAATCCCGCACCAATTCCTCACCGTACCTGCCAACCATGTAACGCCTGTAGTCTAGGACTCCGCTGGCGGTTTTCATGCGAAACATATTGCAGCCTGGGCATTGTGGGTGAACATTCTCCACTATGAGCTTGGTCGATAGTTTGCCGCGCTCCACGAAATGGCCCCCCTGTAAGCCCTTCCAATGGTCTACACGACCACAAGTAACGCACCGGCACATACCATCAAGCTCCGCCGCTTTCATCCTCACAAGCCGCTGTAGAAGGTCTGCGGCATCGTTTGCAAGTCGGGCCATAGATTTCGGTTTCTTCTTTGGCTTCTTCAGCTTGGCATTCATTCGACAATCCTCTCCCGTAGTATAGCCGGCCACCAGTCTAGGCACTCTGGACGCTCACAGAGCCACCCCTTGCGTATCTTGCGCACTTCCCCGTACTTGTAGACACCGTTAACCCAAACAGGCTCGTCGATGGTCACAAGGGCTATCAACTCGCGCTTGGTGCCGCCGCAGTGGCATGGCTTAGTGGATAGATCAACCATCGTTAAATCTCGTCGGCCACGGTGGCGGGGTAATTCCGGTCTTTTCGGATAGCTTCTTACCCAATACCGTACACACCACAGACGGCTCCATTGTGTTCATTTTCTCGGTGCTATCCTTGCCTGTCATTGCCGCCAGAATTGGCTTGTAGAGGCTCTCCTTAACGCTGTGAAGCGTCCAAGGCAGTTCTGCGCCGGCCTTCATGTGTTGAGACAGGAAAACCACTTGGTCACAGCCTGAATCATTTAGGATTTGCGCTAGGTCTCGAAGCCAAACATGCAAAGCAGAGCGCTGAATATCTGACTTAGGATTCTCCTTGCCAACTATCATTACCTCGATTTCCTGCCCGACTTCCAGATTGGCAAACATTGCCTTACCTTCGTCGTCAGTGGGGAATAGGAATGTTCCAGCTCTTTTCAGCTTCATGGGATTCTTCCAAGCAGCTTATCTGTCAGCATCC